CACGATCTCAATGATACTACAATTAGATGCAAGCGTGATCGTCTTGATTTTTATATTTTAGAAATCATGAAAGAAATAGGTTCTAAACGTCGACCAGATCATTTGCATCATAACGCGTACATTTAGACCATAAACAGGAGGTATAAAATGGACCATCAAGATATCTTCACCTATGCTTTAGCTAAATATAATATAGCATTAGGTGCTGATGAGGTTATTAAGATAGTATCTGATAACCTTAACGTCGATCAGTATATAGCCGTTAATTATCCTAATACTGATCTTTAAGAAGCGAAATATAAAATTTCGCTTTTCAAAATATATTTCTTTAGAGCCTTAAAAAGCTCTTTAGAAATATATAGATCTCAAACTTAACAAGTCTTATGAGGAGCTAAAAATGAGTACATATCCACGTTCTATAATTGTGAAAGATCTAGAAGCTAAATACTGCAGAATATCTGGATCTGACGCACCTGTAAACCCATTTGGATCGAAGCAATGGGAAATGCAGATTTTAACGAGTGATCCAGAAAAAGTAAAAGAATTACAGGACCACGGTCTCACTGTCAAGCAAGACAAAGAGAATCCTGAGATTCATACTGTAAACCTTAAGAGAAAAGGTATAAAAGCAGATGGAAATCCTAATGCGCCTGTCAAAATTGTTGATGCGTCTTTGCAGCCAATGATTGGTGACAACATTGGTAATGGTTCCAAAGTTAATGTGAACCTTTGGCAATATGAGTATGAAGCGCCAGGAAGAAAAGGTGTTGCCACTTCTTTAACTGCAGTTCAAGTTATTGAACTTAAAGAATATACGCCTACAGCTGGTTTCGAAGCTGTTGAAACAAAGTCTGCTGAAGAAAAGCAGTTGCCATTCTAATGATTGAACTAAGTGTTGAGTCTAGCGTAATGCTAGACTTAATGCTTTTTTATAGTAACCGTAGTACTGTTTAGCCGACATGAGTTCAACATAAAGGTAGTATATGTATACAGTAATAATAATTTGCATATTCGCTTATCTGATCTATGCAGGCGCTAAATCTTATTAAAAGGTAACCAACATGAATAACGTATCATATTTTCCATCAGTTCGTCTTGCTTTTAAAGACGTAACAAGAACTATTGATAACCTAATGGATGAAGCTTCAAAACATGGCCAACGTGACGTAGCAGAAGCCTATCGTCAATCATTTGAGCTTATCCGTCGAGGAATTGAGCAAGTTGAAAAACAAGGACAATCCTCAGTATATAAGTATCTTGAAAACGACATACAAGATGTCACAGAACTTATCCATGACTGTTCTTCTAAAATTAAAGATTGTATTAAAGAGCAAGCAACTCTTGCGTTTGAAGGTACAAAAGCAGGCATCATAGATATATTACATAAGAAAGGCTTTGATGATACGTATATCGAGGATGTGATGACAGAAATAAATAAAATTGCTGAAGATGAAGTAGAAGTTGTCTTTAGTGAAGAAGGGATAGGATTCAGTGAGTAAAGTATCTAAAAAACTAATTGAAGCTACCGTAACTAATCCGCCTCATTATCGTCAAGGTGACATTGAATGTATTGAAGCAATCAAGGCAGCTTGTGGAGAAGATGGTTATGATGGTTACCTGCAAGGTAATATTATAAAGTATATCTGGCGATTCAAGCATAAAGGTCGAGCTCAAGATGACCTTGGAAAAGCCAGATGGTATCTTAACGAGTTAATTAAAGTTTATCATGGAGATGAAAATGAGTGATACTAAGACAAAAATCCCTTATAAATCAATGACTTATCCTGTTGATGAGTTTGGCCGACTAGGTGGACTATTTAGTTTAGCTGATTTACCTATAGCAGGTTTTAAGAAATATGAAGACCTTCGTGAAGAAGATAAAAAGAAAGTTGATGAATCACCAATGTGGAGGGACCATGCCTAGAAACCTTACCAAAACATACAAGAAAGAATGCTTTAAATTTCTTGATGAACTTCGAGCAAGTGGCGAATGTAACATGTTCGGAGCTGCTACGTATCTAGTAGAAGATTTTAACTTAGAAAAGAAAGATGCCATAGCTTGTTTACAAGAATGGATGAATCAACATAAAGAAAAGGAGACAGCATGAAGACTGCAGCTACAGCAATGGCGAGGTGGACACCTCAAAGATATACTCATAGTGGATACAAGTTTACAGTAACTAATAGAAATGATCCAGCAGTATTAACTCTTAAGAAACTTGTTAAAGAAGAAAACAAGAACACATGGGATAAAAGCCGTAGACAAAGAGTTAGATTAATGGGTCGTGGTCCAAGAGTTATATGGGCAAAAGCTGAAGACAGACATCCAAGAGCTTATGATTGCTATCTACCTTTAGATAAAGCTACTCATTATGATGTATATGTAAACTCAGCATACGTACCATATCATGGTTGAATTAATCTTATATAGTTTCGCAGGTGGCGTAGCAGGAGCTTACGTCATTTGGTATATAGCTGATATATTAGCTAGATACTACGAATAAAATAAAAGAATACTCGCCCAGTACTACGCCTTCGTAGCACAAATTAGCAGGTGTAATCGGCTGCTATTGGTGACAGAAGTGGTAAGACACTTTAGGGTTAAGATATCTGATGTGGCGATCAGACGAGTTATAGGAGTCTAGTGTAATGGTAGCACGACAAGTTCCAACCTTGTTAGTGTGGGTTCGAATCCTACGACTCCTGCCATTTGCGAGAGAAATATGTGGCGCACAACGTCTTACAGCTCTCTCGCATTTGTAAAATTTTTAAGTCCACCGACATAAAAATAAAAATTGTTTTAAAAGTTATGGAGAATGTTATGAGCGTAGACAACACAACAACCCAAGAAAACGATAAGTTTATATACGTAAAGCCTGATGGCGGTGAAATCTGGTGCTATGGTAGCATACAATTCGATAGTAATTTCCAAGTATGCTGTGATGATGAGGATTTCGATGGAGTAGTAGTAGATTGTGAAGGCGAAGTATATGATACATGGGATAAGGTATGTAAATATCTCATGGAAAACTACAGATCAGATTTAGAGGAAATTACAGCGGTATGAGAAATCCAATAGAACCAATACATAACCGTATTCAAGAAGTTGTTAATGATCTATACGATGAAGAACATGATCCATTTGCGATAGCGGGCGTAATGCTCGCTATTGCTATTCAATTATACCGTACTCAAGAAATGAAATGGGATAACATTAAAGTATTATTAGATGAAATCCATAAGACCAGTATTAAATCAGAAGAACATATTAGGAGGACTATGCATTGACAAAAGAAACTTATTTATATGACGCAATAAAAACCCTAGAAGGATGTATGGATTTAATGGTAAAGAAAGGTAAAGACTACCAAGGGGGTTCAGTATGTGATGATGATTATTATCCTCACGGATGGAAGTCATTTGATACTATGCTAACAACTAAAGTATTACGTTTCAGATCTGTAATGGAGCAGCAAGGAAATGTAAACTTTGATACAGCAGAAGATTGTCTTAAAGACCTGATTAATTATTCTGCAAGAGCTATTGTATGGTTAAACCGACAAACGGGACCTGTTAAAGTTAAGAAAGACCAGGGAATAAACAATGATAGGTTTACGCCCGACATCGAGGAGTTACCTTATAATGGAGCATAAAGTTAAAATACCTAAAGGAACTAAATTTGCTGTAATATTCGAACCCTTCGAAGATGAAGGGTACGAGTATGTAAGAGAAGGAAACCCATGGACTGTTGATAGTCCTGTAAAGCTTTTTACCGACAGAGAAGAAGCGGAAAAAGAAAAACGTAAATGGACTACCGGAGTTGTAACTATATGGGGACAATATGATCCTGCTTATTACGATAAAGAGAAATAAGAAAGGAATAAAATGTTAACACAAGTTAAACATATCAGAGAAAGATTTATAGAGAAATTTAAAGACCAAGACTTTGAAGAAGACGGTAACCTAGAAATACTAGGCGCAAGCTTTATAACCGATGAAGAAAGTATATTCGGAAAACCTAACGCTAAATACCAGCAAGCTGAAGTTATTTGGTATAACAGCCAAAGTTGTAACACCGACAAGCTGAGAGATATTTATGGAAAAGTGCCAGCCATTTGGGAACATGTTGCTAATACTAAAGGCCATGTTAACTCGAATTACGGTCACTTAATCTTTTCAGCTCTAAACGGTAGCCAATATGAGAACGCTCATAGAGAATTAAAAAGAAATCCTAATTCTCGTAGAGCAACTATGATATACTTAAATCCCGACATGCATCAGAGACACAGAGAACATGGTAAGGATGACTTCGTGTGCACAAATGCTGTAACGTATTACAACAAGTTAGGCATACTTCACGCTGTAGTACAGATGCGCTCGAATGATGTTGTATTTGGGTATATTAATGACTATTATTGGCAGTTTAAAGTATTAGAACGACTAGCTGGTGATTTAGAACTAGAAGTTGGAGGTATTATATGGCAAGCTCAGAGTTTACATATGTATCCTCGTCATTTTCACTTAATCGAACAACATATAAAGCCTGTAGACTACGCAATAGACACATTAGATATAGGAGCTCATGATGGATGAAGGAACAAGCATGTTACTTATAATAGCGTTAATAATATCTATGACGTTAGCGCTTAACGCAGTAATACACGGAGTAATATTTTAAGGAGATAGAAATGCCTAGTCATTTTCCAGTATTTGTAAAAAGTAATGCCAAGAATATGGGATTTAAAGACATGGCCGATGTAGATTTCTATGTTGGCTTTAGTAAATATAATAGTAACCATATAGGTAATGTAAGAGTAACACAAGAAGTATTAGATAAAAATACCAGAAGATTTAGATTGTATCTTAATGATAAGTTAATATCAACCAAACATATAGAAAGGTAGAGTATGGCAAACGCTAGAGGAAAAGAGATAGATAATACGCATTTAAGTATAGACCAAGCAGAAGCTAGAGGATTCCTTCACCGAGATTATATAGCTCACTGCTTAAGATGGACTAAAATATGTAAAGACCTAGGAGTAGGTGCTAAATATAAAGAAGCTGAAATAATAGACGTAGGCTGCGGTAAAGATATGCCATTAGCTAGAATGCTAATGACAAATAGAATGGCACCAAAGAGATATGTTGGTGTAGAATATAATAAGATGGAACTACCGTCTATGTTTGATAATACTACGTTTAAGCCTGAGCTAATGCAAGACGTAAACTTTGTAACAACCGACATACCAGAAGATAGCTTTAATATGAGTGTTTGTCTTGAAGTTCTTGAACACGTTGAGCCATCAATGGCTATTATGATACTTGATCAAATCAGTGATGTCGTAATAGAAGACGGTACATGTTACTTCTCAACGCCATGCTTTGACGAGAAAGTAGGAGCAGCTAAGAACCATGTAAACGAAATGACTTACCGAGCGTTTGGTGCTTTATTAGAGGCAAGAGGCTTTCAGATACTAGATCATTATGGTACGTTTGCTTCACAAAAAGATTATAAACACCACCTTGATGGTAACACTCAATATCTATTCTCAAAGCTTGGTGAGTATTACGATGCAAACTATCTTGCAACTATATTTGCACCGTTATATCCTAGCATGTCAAGGAATGTATTATGGAAATGTGCTAACCGACGAACTACCGACTTTAATAAAAGGTTTACTGCAATTAATGAGATAGGTGGTAGGTTAGGGTCTTCCGAAAAGGCAGGAGAATTACGTTTTGCCGCAGGATACTGAACCAGAAAGATATTATGAATGGATGTTATGGAAATTAAAACAGGAGAAAGATATGAATGCTAAATGGTCTAAAATAAGTAGTGATACTAATTGGGCTAAAGATATTAATAACATGCACCTCAAGTTTGGGGTGCATGATTGGGTTAAGGCTAGAATAGAAGCTAAAGATTACTATTCTTTGTACGAGTTCTTACAGTTTAGAATGAGATTTCTAGATGAAGAGCTTCACGAAACCAAAGAAGCAATAAAACACCGACATGCCGACGATATCGTTGACGGCTTGATAGATCTATGTGTTGTTGCTATTGGTACATTAGATATGATGGGAGTAGATGCTAACCGTGCATGGAACCGAGTTCACCGTGCTAATATGGCTAAACATATAGGCCAAAAAGATTCTAGACCTAATGATCTTGGGCTGCCTGATTTAGTAAAGCCTGATGATTGGATGGCGCCTTCTCACGAAGATAATGTAGGGTTAACCCCAAAATTCTTAAGGAGAGATTATGAACAGAAGTAAATTAATGAATCATATCAATCACTTAAAGGCAGAAGTTACGGTGCTTGAAGGTCGTCGAGATATAAGAGCTGAGATGAAAAAGATCGATGCGATCGTAGTTTTTGACACGACTATAAAAGTATTGGAGAGTAGGATTAAAGAATGCGAGAAACAGTTAGCTGAAGACCGACACGAAGAAGAGTAATTTTATACTAACCTTATTAAAGCGAGATTTAATTGTGGCAAAGGCCAAATTAAACTCGCTTTTCTAATAATAATAATCTATGAAAGGATTTTTATGCAACTTATATTTGATATAGAAACTGATGGCTTTCTAGAAGACATGACTAAATGTTATGTATTAGTCTGCCAAGATGCAGTTACAAAGAAAATCTATACGTATGCAGACCAACCAGGTAATTTGCCTATTAAACATGGCTTAGATCTTATGTCTAAAGCTGATGCATTAATAGGCCATAATATTATTGGGTTTGATTTGATGGGTTTAGAAAAGCTTTATAACTGGAAACCGTCTGAACATACAAGGTTAATTGATACCTGGATAATGAGTCAGACTTTAAGGTTTAACCGAACACATAAACACGGTCTTGCTGGATGGGGTAAGCATCTTGGCTATGCTAAGATAGATAACTCTGAGTGGGCAGCTGATGGGTTTAAGACATACGACCCACGTATGATTGAGTATTGTGTTAATGACGTTAAACTTAACACTAAAGTATATGAAGTACTACTAGCTGAGTTACATAAAGCTGTAGAAAGTAATGAGTTAATTAAGAAAGGTTTACGAGTTGAGCATGATGTAGCTGTATTCGAATCTATGGTACGTAAGAAAGGCTGGTTGTTCGATATAAACCAAGCTCAAGATAACTTACGGCTTATGACTAAGCACATGTCTAAGATAGAATCTATCATTGAACCAAAGTTAGGTGAGACAAAAGTGTTTATAGATAAAGCACCAAAGACTGCTAAGTATACTAAATCAGGATTTTATACAGCAACTACTGCTAGAATATTATCCGAGTATCTAGGTAAGAAAGTAATAGGTGAAGATGCCTTATCTGATAATCCACCTATAAAACCTGGTGAAGAGTTCCAACGATCTGGTATGGAGAAAGTAACTCTTAGTAATATGGATCACGTCAAAGAGTGGTTAAAGACTATTGGTTGGAAACCAGATGATTGGAATGTAAAGAAAGGAGCTAACGGTCAATGGGTACGTACAGGACCTAAGCTTACATCAACCTCATTAGCTAAACTAGGTAGACAAGGTAAGCTTATTGATAGATATTATACTATTAAGAACCGTAAAGCAACCATTGAATCATGGTTAGAAAGGATAGAAAAAGATGACTCCGGAAACTATCGTCTTCATGGAAGGATGTTTACTATTGGTACTCCTAGTTTTAGATGCCGTCACGAGGTTATCGTTAACCTGCCAGCAGTGGATGCAGCGTATGGCAGAATGCTTAGGGAATTATTCATCGCTGAGCACGGTTATAGGGTTGTCGGTGCGGATAGTGCTGGGAATCAGCTCCGTGGTTTATGTCATTACGTGGGAGACAAATCCTACACAGACTTGGTGGTTAATGGGGATCAACATGCACGGAATGCTGCTGTTCTTGGTTGCAATAGGAGCGTGGCAAAATCTTTTCTTTACGCTATTCTCTTTGGTGCAGGAGACGCTAAGCTCGGTCAAGCACTTACTGGAGTTAGCAGCGCGCCTAAAGGTAAAGAGGCGAGACAAAAGTTCATGGCGAATTTACCTGGATTTGGAAAACTAGTTGATAAACTACGAGGTGTATTCAACCAGTATGGTTCTATACCTGGTCTTGATGGACGTAGAATATACGCAAGATCTGATTACCAAGTCCTTAATTATCTGTTACAAACTACCGAAGGTATTACTTGTAAAGCAGCTTTAAGTTATGCGATGAATAAGATTCAAGAGGAAAAGCTTGATGCTTATCCTGCTATATTCTATCATGACGAGCAAGCATGGATTGCAAGTGATAAAGACTCTAATCGTGTTGGTGAAATACTACAAGAGTCTTTTCGTGAAGCACCAAAATGGTTTGGTGTTGAATGCATGGATGGTGGTAACTATGTAATAGGCAACTCATATGCGGAGGTACATTAATGAGCTTAGGATATAACACATGGGTAGAAGTATATTATAACCTACATAAGAAAACCTTTTCAGTAAGACACGCAGGTAGAGTATGGTTTCATACTAACCTACTAACTTTACATAACTGTAAGTTTGCAGTACAACCTGCTGGTCGAGCAAAGGTTCTTAAAGAAAAGAAGAAAAACGTACATGCTTTTATAAGAGGATTCGTATTAGGTAATAAGTATGATCTTGCTGCTGATAGCACTCATACTAACCATAGAATGCTCCATGCACAACAAGCAATGTATAACCCGTACAAAACATCTACATTTGTAAATGTAAACTCGGGTGAACCAGTATACGAGGCTGACATAGTATACTTAAACAACTGTTGGCCAAGACCGGAGATCTATTATGAAACGTATCAAAACCTCGATGATAAATCCTGTAGCGCAAGCGATGCTGCGTGATAGGAAAGCCAAACAGGTTATACCTGATAAGAAGAAATACAATCGTAAACGAGATAAAAGTAAAGGGATAAAAGATGAAACTATTTATAGACGCTGATAGTATTATGTTTAAAGCTGCTTGTACTCAAGATACTAAATATGATACTAGAGTAGTAACACGTAAAATAATCGAAGATTCTATTGCAGATTGTTTTGCTGATGAAACTTATATTGCTGTAAAAGGTAAAGATAATTTTAGATACTCAGTGTATCCAGGCTATAAAGCTTCTCGTAAAGATAAGCTGGATGAGGATCTAAAGAAAAAGCTTAACGATTCTTATAACTATCTACTAGATAAGTGGCAAGCTGTACCTTCACATGGTATGGAAGCAGATGATCTAGTATCTATATGGTCTTATGAAGCACGAGCTGCTGAAGAAGACTTCGTTATCGGGCATATTGATAAAGACATAAATCAAATACCTGGTAACCATTATAACTACAATAAGAAGGAAGTGTACTTCGTCGATGACGAACAAGCTGATATGAATTTCTGTATCCAACTTCTTATTGGAGACTCAGGAGATGATATACCTAAAGTAAAGAAAGGCTTTGGTATTAAGACTGCTGAGAAAGCTTTAGCCGATACTACATATGATAATCGTATGGATACTGTAGTAGACGTATGGAAAAGACTATATGGTAGAGGCTGGGAAAAGCAACTTAATATGGTTGGTAACCTGATTTATATGAAACGAACTTGGGATTTAGAGGAGTGGAACTATGAAGATCGTTATACCAGGAAAACCAATGTCAGCAAACC